ACAAACTTCTTATGAAAATACAGTTGCAAAGAGTATTGATACTCTAGCAGATGTAATTCAATCCATAGCCGAATCACAACAAGGCGTTGAAAAAGCAATTACCGACATACATGATCGTGTAAAAGCTTTGGAAAAACCAACTGATCTACCTTTGAGTCCAAAAGGCACACAAGGTGGAGACGATGTTGGAGCAAAAGTTTCAGCCCCAAATGATCCCTACCCAGTAGGAGATCAGGTCGGATTAGACTCTGATAGGAAAAATAGAAATCCTCCAAAGAAAGATCCATCTGGACTGAAAATGCAAGAAAAGCCAGTGAATAAGGCAGGAGATTCTGAACCAGAAATGATTCAGAAATCAGAACATTCGTTCTCTACCGAAACACCAAGACCGGGAAATGCATTAGAAAATGTTGACAAAAGTCTATCAAAAGACTTTTCACCAATATTGAAAGATGCACGAGAAAACGGTTTTGATGGACTAAGCGTAGTGGCACAAAACATCTTGAGTGGTAAATATTACACACCAACCCCAGAAGAGGTAGGATTCTAAAATGGTCCAGATAAAAACCATTGACGAATTGGAAGCTCTTTATTATGGGTACAACAGAAACCTACTTAGAAAAGCAGATGCCCCAATTACAACATCCACAGCAGGCGTTTTCAACGCAATCTATGGTGCGTATGCATGGGCTCAACTTAACTTAGAGGCTAATGCTTTTGGTATTTTACCAAAGTATCCATGGGATAAATCAGGATGGAGGGTTATTACAGCAAAACCAGTCTTAAATACCAACTCTGGAAACACAGTTCTGGGTGGTACAGCAGAGGGTGGTACTATTGCTGAAACAATCAAACCAACACTTCAAGAAATTGATGTTCGACCAAAGACAGCACAGTTGCCTTTCTCAGCATCAGAAGTTATGGAATGGTTGGCTACACACAGCAAAGATGACATTTGGGGTGGACTTGGTTCACTACGATTGTACATGGCTGTACAGCATAAAGAATACCTCAATAGGATGCTACTCGCAGATGTTGAAGGAACAGTTACAGGATCAGGAACAAACTCTGGTACAACAGACTTTGAATCATTAGACAGAATTGTGTCAAGTGATGCAGAGGAAACTGCACTAGGAGCCAGCACAACTGGTTATTATGATCCATGGGCTGCAAACGCAACAATCGACAGAGATAGTGGTACTGCATTTGATTGTACTGTAGAATCTGCTTCAGGTACTATTGGAACAAATGGTGTTCTTACTGACGACACATTAAGATCTTTCTTACGAAAGATAAGAATTGCCGCTGGTAAAGATCCAAACGTATTCCTAGGATCACACGAGGTCTACTCAGAAATCCAAGGTTTGTATATGCCATCTGTTAGGATTCCAAATCCTTATGGAGAAGCACTTGTACAAATTGATGTGAATGGTATTCAATCATTCAAAGGAACTGGTGTAGGTATTCATGTCGACTCTATATATGGAATTCCATTCATCCCATCAAAGGATGCTCCAAGTGACTCTGGCGATGCCAGTGAAGTTGGAAGACTATTCGCATTTGATACATCAGATGCAGAAGGTTATGGTTATCCAAGAATTGGAATTCAAATAGCAATTCCAACAGAGTACTATGAGGCAACAAGACGTTCACCGGGCTACCCATTCGTAAACAATGCTTTTGTTGAGAAAGGTGTATTCAGGACAATGGGCGAGACAGTATGTCGTCACTTCAAATCACAAGGTAAAATTAGAGATATTAAACTCTAGAACAAACACTCTTTTCTTTTTTTTAAACTTTATTAACCTAGAGTCTATAAACAAATTAGTGAGAGTCAGAGAGTTACACATTCTTGGGCGTTGGAGATATAAACAACGTTAATCAGTTTACCCCCTAGTGAAAGCTAGGGGTATCTTTATATATAGTTATATATCTTATATAGTATGGCATTAACAATCAGTACATCAGATTGGACAAGTGCAAACGTGAGAAAAACTCTATCGTTTCAAGCAGCATTAGTATCAAAACTGCGAGTATATTCTATCAAAGTCACCTTTGGTGCTTCTGATAACTATGCGACCAACGGAGTGTCTGCTGACCTCAAAGAGGGCAGAATATCTACACTAGTTGCAGTGATTCCTACATTTACGGACTCAAAGCTAGTAGTGCAATACGACAAAACCAATGAAAAAATCAAAACTTTCACTGGTTCAGGAAACGGTAATGTCTTAGCAGAAGTACCAAATTCCTCAACGTTAGTAAACTCAAAAATATTCGAGTTTCTAGTCATAGGCTACTAGAGTCCAAAACAGCCACTTTTTTTTCTTAAAGTTTATATAAGAGAATATGTGATATCAAATATGACAGAATTAAATCATAACGCAGTATCATTCAATGCAGATACATTAGTCAAAGGAAGTCATGGTGTAATTGTTGCTGTCTTTTGTACAAAAAAAGGCAGTTCAGGTGCAAAATGTGAATTCAGAAATGGAACGACTGTTAGTGCCACACCAATAGAATTTACTATATTTGGTGAAATAGAAGGAAACTATCAAAATATACACCGAAGATTTGAGAATGGTATTTATGCAGACATCACTGGATCTGCTGAATGGACAGTAGTATTCAAGTAGAAAACTTAAATACAAATTACGTATTTTTAATATATGGCGACAACGTATTGTACAGTTGAAGATGTTGCTGACTATCTCAGAATCCCAATAACAGCAACAACAGTTCCAAATAAGACACAAATTGAAAAGATAATCAACCGAAAGGAAGACGAGTTAGACAGACGTATAGGTCATGCATGGAGATCAAAACAAGTGAAAGGTGAACGACACAGACTACCACTACTATATGTTTTTGGTTGGGGTACTCCTATTTATTTACAACACAGACAAATCTATGATTTTGATGCTTCAGCAGGAGACAAGATAGAGATATGGCAGGGTTCTTCTGCAACATATGATGACATACTTTCTAATGACCAATGGTTCGACATGGATTATGAATATGGTAGATTGTATCTTAGAGGATTTATATTTTCAATTTTAAGAAACAACAGAGTAAGAGTAACATATAGATATGGTGGAGAGGGATTTGCTGGTGACACAACTATTCCCGGAGATATTGCAGATTGTATTATCAAGATGGTTTCATTAGAATTCATAAACACAAGTTTCAGAATGGATAAACTTCCAATGGGATCTTCTGGTGTTGATTATTCTGCATCAAAAAGACAGTGGCAAGAAGACATAGAAAAGTGTATTGAAAATCGTAGAGAAGTATTTCCGATACCATAATGGCAAACACTTATCAGATCGAAAAACTGAAACAATATATCTTAAACAAAATGGTGGAATATGCAGCAGACAGAATGTTTGAAATGGGATATGATGAAACAGCCGTTTCAAAGGTACAGAGTAGGGTTGTTTTATATGCGAAAGAAATGGTAGAAACAGACTTACATCCAGTTACACTACAGAGCAGGGATTTAAAAACAATGGTAGATGATATCATAGATTACAGAATAGAAAAACCACATTACACATATGATGAAGACTTTCCCTTTAATCCAGATCAGAAGACACTGCCACCACCAGATTACAATAAAGCAATAATGCCCGGAACCAGAGTAAGTATTGAAGGACTAAAACATTGGGTTGAGACTGTAAAAATTAATTCCGACCCTATTTTATTTGCTGCCAAACAGGCTGATTTTATGAATGTGAATACGGAAGACAGTTACTTTGATAGGGCTGTCGATGGGGCTGCATATAGAGTCGCAAGGAAAATATATTATGTAGGAAGAAAAGATCCTAATATGACACCAGAAGAATGGGATGCACTTATCAGGGGAAAGAAACCAGCACAAGGAAGTTATTCTCCTAACGAAGTATGGACAAATGGATTTCCGTATGGGGATGATTATGAATATAGAAAGGGTCCACAGTACGAAGAGGTAGATCAATCAACACCATTTGGTAAAGGTTGGGTAGAAGGAGGTAGAGAATAATGGGTACAGCAATGTATGATGCACTAGAAGATATGAAGACATTATTAAGAACATCTTGGGGTACGACTGACAATGCAGGCGATTTACCTGACATAGAAATTATATGGGATAGAAAAGTTGTAGGACTCGCAGACTATACGAGAGACACTATATTATTGTCACCAAAGAGGGAAAATATAGACTATTTTGGACTATATGGTTCTGACTTTTTACACCATGTTGACATACAAATAGAAATATGGTCATACATGAATCAGGATAGGTTAGATAACGCAGTAAAAGAGGTTACAAAAATAGTTAAAGATAATATAAGGCGTGAGAATTTTGTTGATTTGTTGATTACAGGTTCAATATCTGGCAGTGATATGTATAGGAATATATGGAAACACATACTAACAACAAGATATAGGAAGATGAACCCAGAGTGAATGAATATTTAAATACTTAGTTATGGGTGATTAAATATGGCAGATATACGAACAGGTGCGTCTGCGTACCTTAAATATGGCTTCGAGAGTTCATATGGTACTGGTGGTACTGCCAACAAAAAATTCGGTTTACAGGACAGACTTACAAATTGGTCTTTAACTAACAACAGAATAGATATGCCACGACTAAACCAAACAACCATTGCGAATTATGCATATGGACAACAATCTGGTTCAGCATCAGTTTCTTTCAATTTAAGTAATCCTTGGATATTTCAAGCAATATACGGTGCACCAGCAACAGGTGGTGCCGTCAGTGGTGTGTATCCACACACATTCGGTGGAACACAACCAAAAAATGTAACCTCAATGTTATGTGAGGTTGGTTATGATGGTTCTGCTGCTGATATTGTTAGAACATTAAAAGGATGTGTCGCAAACTCATTAGGTATTTCAGCATCAGTAGGAGAAGTAGTTGGATGTAGTATGGATATGACTTATGGTATCGAAAATGCTCCAAGTACATCATTGGGTACAGCCCCAACAGAACCAACAGAAGAATTTGCATATACATTCGCACATGGTGTTGTGAAAGTAGGTGGAAATACACTAGCACAGGTCCAAGACGTAGACATTACATTTGGACAAAACCCAGACTTGCTTTATGGAATAGGAAGTAACCAAGCAGTTAACACTTTCAGAAGAGTATTTGATGTAACAGGAAGATTCAGAGCATCATTATTAAACAAGAACCTATTAGAGAATGTATTGAATCAGGTTTCAAAAGGTAGTTCTGGAAACTTTGCCGAAACTGTTGGAGGAAGCCCAGAATTCGAACTAACATTCCAAAGTACAGCAACAAGCATTCAGAATGAAATAAAAATATCAGGTGTAGGTTTATCACCAACAGACATAAACATTTCAGGTATAGAGCCAGTTGAACCAATATTTGAAGAAATTAACTGGAGAGTTAAATCAGCTACAGTAGTAGCCAAGAACACACAGTCTGGTGTAGAGTAGACTTTATATAATACTATATTTAATATTGTATCAATGGTAATAAAAACATTTGAGTTTGATTTTAATGGTAAAAAAGAAACCATTGAATATGAGGATGACCTAACATTTGGGGAATTAGAAAACATAATTAATCAAAGTGTTGATCTCTCTGACGTTACAAAACCAAAAGTAAACATACCAAAATATAGAATGAACATTCTTACAAAAGTTATAAA